GTTGTTGCTCGCGTCTTGTACCAACCCGATGTGATGCCAGTAGCCGTCGTTGATGGGGAGATTCGACGAAACCGAGGTGCTGGCGGTGACGTTCGTGCCAATCAAGTGACCGTCCGGTGAGTTCACCGACAGGGTGAGGGTCTGGGTAACTGAACCGGAGTCGGTGATGTCGATGGTCAAGATGGTGCTACCGGCCATGTTGCCGCCCAGAATCCAGAAATCTAGCCCACCCGCGCCGGTGAAAATAGGTAGTTGGACGTGGGCCGAGGCTGTCGAGCCCATCCCAGCCCCGAGGTCGATGCTCTGGTCAATGTCGTAGGCCAGCACGCCCGCGTTGTTCCACGACGCAATCCCTACGATGTCGCCCGTTACAGAGCCCGCTGAGTCAAATAAAGCCGTTTTGTAGCCTGACCCTTGACCCGCTGCGTAGAACGTCCCAGAGGGCAACGTAGGAACCGTAGCGGTGAACGTGTTGGTGGTGGTAGCGGTAATCGTGATGTTGGCGTAGTTGAGGGCCTGCGAACCCGTCACCGTGGGGGACAATCCCGAGACCGTGACCTCGTCCCCGACGCTGAAACCGTGACTAGCTGAGGTGTAGACCACTGATGTCGTCGAGGTATTGGTCGCGCCTGTCACGGTGTAAATCGTGGGACGGGTGAACCGATACCAGTGGGCGGTGTTCGTCGTGTTGGCGTAGGTCGGCCAGAACGTGGGGACGTTGGCGTAACGCTGGGAGAGGTATTTGGTGAAGTCACTGGCTTCTATATCCAACACGACATTCAGTTGATCCGAGGGCTTTTCGTTGGCAGAGTCGATAAGCCCCCAAAACTTAAGATTTGTCACGCCTGCCACCGTTGTCGTCACGGCAATCGGCATACGTGGCCCGATGACGAACCCCGTCCCCGAAACGGCAGGGTTGAAGAAGAACCCGTCTCGCCCGTTCATGGTCAACTTCAGGGTCGTCGGGCTCGGTCGGTCGCTGTAGTGCTGTCGTCCGCCGGAAATCGTGGAGTCGATGACGTAGGACGACACGTTCTTCCAGTAGGCGTTAGACGTGCCGGGGCTCGGCAGTGCTTGCTGGAACGCGCCTTGAACCGAGGGAACGTTGAACGCGATGTAGACGTCCACCTGTGGAAGGGTCGGGAGTAGCGTCATTGGGCTAGTGGGGTCTGGCTCGTCTGGGACTGCTGGACAATGGGTTGCTGGATTTTGCTACGGGGGTTAGGCGTGGTAGCGGTCGTGAGTGTCTGTTTTGCCCCGATGTGGCGCGACAGGGCGTTAGCAAGGAGTTGCAGGAACTCGGGGTCGTTAATCAACGCTTGCACAATCAACTGCTTGTCAATGGTGAGGTCTATGTATTGGTTGAGTTCCATTACTTGACCCGTGCCGTGATGTAAACGTGGTACTTGTTCTCAATGCCCTTTTGCTGCCCCTGGCCAAGGTTGGCGAATTGAGAAGGGGACAGCCCTAGGGACGACTGGAGCCAGTTGGCGAACTGTTTTCCTGGGCCTTTGAGTGATGCCGTGGGGTTCACCTGTGCGCCCACCAGCGGAGCGATGGCATTGGCGAAATCGTTGATGGGGTTGGCCTGACCTCCGGCGGTCAGGATGCGCCCGACCACCTTGCCCGGTCCGGTGTTCAGTAAGTCGTGCGCGAGGGTGTAGGCAACAAACCCCGTACCGATGGCTAGGCCGATTTCGCCAGCACCGAGCGAGGCGGTCGCGCCGAATGCTTCAGCCAGTTTGATACCGACCCCCGCTATTTTGGTGGCGGCGGCGGCGATAAAGAATGTCGCGATTCCTGAGCCGAGAATACTTTGTGCGCCTTTGTGGGTAGAGAGGTAGGTGAAAAACGTGTTGGCCCAGCCCGCAATTTGAGCCAGTTTCGGCAGTAGGAGGTTACCCGCCGAAATCATCACGTTGGAGACCTTGGCCTCCAGCACTTTAAGCTGTGGCCCGAGTTGGTGAATGGCGGTTCCGAAAGACGTGGCGAGTGAGCCGGCCCCAGATCCGGCGAGGTTCTTCGAGAAGTTGTTAATGGCCCCGAGGTTCTGAACCAGAACGCCCGCGGTCTGTCCTCCGGTCGTGCCAAACACCGCCTGGGCCAATTGTTGCAATGGCGCACCAGACCGACGAGCCGCGTCCTGGATTTGGTTAAGGATGTCCACGACGTTTCCCGTACGTGCATCGTTTGACAATTTTTGGTATGACAACCCCACCTGTTCGATGGTGCGAACGTAGGTGGTCAGTTTCCCCGTGGCTGTTGTGGCGGGCTTCTCTAGGTTGGAGAGTCCCTGGGCGAACGACGCAATAGACCTAGACGGCAGGGCGACTTTCGAGAACACCGCACCCAGAGCGATGATGTCATTGAGTTTTATGCCGTAATTAGAAAGGGCAATACCCACGCGCCCTTGTAACATCTGCTCCTCAGCGGACAGACCTCCCACGAAGTCTCTCGAACCGGCCACCAGCGTTCCCGTGAGGTCGGCCACGCTCTTACCCTTGGCGATGTTCAGAGTTTGAGCGGCGACAATGGCTTGAATGGTGTCCGCGAGTGAGGAATTAGTCACTACGGCGGCTTTACTTGCAACGGTCAGCAAATTGACAGCATTTGCCCCGTGAAACCCTGCCTGCTCGACGGTGATGGCGGCGTTAGCGAGGTCTCCGGTGGTCTGTTCGGTCGTCACGGAGATGTTACGGATTTGGTCGGACAGGTAGGCGACCTGACCGGCTGTAAGACCGGCCTGGTTTTGCAGTTTGTCCATCGCCTCCTGGAACGAGTAAGCCTTCGCGAGACTGAGACCGGCGAACGCCACACCAGCCCCCAGGATGGCGGTCGAGGCCATGCCCCAACCCTTCGAGGCGGCAGTTCCTAGTGAATACTGCTTCTTCTGGAACTCCTCCGTCTTGACCATCGCCTCGTCGAGTTTGGCGCTGTATTCCTTGGTGTCGGCGACCAGCGAGACGATGATTTCAGTTATCCCGCTCATTCGGCCACCATCTCCCACTCAGCGGCGGCTAAGGCTTTGATGGCCTCAGTGGACGCATCGCGCCCCGGAGCCATGTAGGGGAATGGTCTGGCCCTGCTCGTTCCGCGTTCCACGTATCCAGCGTACGGCATCGAGGGCCCGGTTCTAGATTCCCACACCCCCGCGCCGAGTTTGCGCACGCCCACCAGACCGATGGAGTTGCGGAGGTTTCCGCTTCGCTGAGTCGGCTTCGGGGGTTCGGCGGGGAACTTCGGCGCACCCTGGTAGTAGATCCGTCCGGTGCGCTTCGAGACCCGTTGACCGCCCGGTCTGGCCCTGAACTGGCGCTTAGCGTTGCTGGCGATGATGGCGGAACCCTTGCGCACGATGCGCTCGGCTTGCACGTCGGCCTTGGCGATGGACGCGTCCAGTTTCGCTAGTACCTTGTCAACCCCGCTGATTCTCAGACCGGACGCCATTGACCACCTCGTGTATCTTCACTAGCCATTCTGACACTTCCACCGGCTGACTGAGAAAATCCTCATGACTACCGCCGAACGTGGTTCTGAACTGGTACTCCCTGAACAGTGACGCTAGTTCGGGGTCTACGTCGGCGTCCCGGCCTCTAAGCGCGGCCTCAAGTTTGGCTAGCCGACGATAAGGGCTTTTGGGTCGGTCACTCCGTCCGGCGTGAAGTCGGTGGCATTGTTGTATTCCTCGTAGCACGCGTTAGACAGCAATGAGAAGGTCTCTGAAGGCAGGTCGAGAGCGTTCTCCTCTGTCACCGGGAACTTGAACGACCACTCTGTCACCATGTTGGCAATCAACACCTCTTGGTAGGCGTTGACTAGCTCTTTCTTGTTGTCGTCGAGTTGATCCGCGAGACCCCACGTTCCGGGGTCGGCTTCGTTAAACCCCTTTTGTGCGAGTTCCTGAGCGACCGCGGCGGCGGACATGAACGCCCGAGCGATGGCCCGATTTTGGCGCTCGGTCATTTCCTTGCGCGTGATAATCGTGGCGGTCTCGTTGTTCGGCAGGTTGATAATCATGGTTCCCCTTGTGTTGGATTAGTAGGCGGCAGAAGCGGAGTTCACAACCCACGCCTGGGCCGGTGCGTAGCCGGTCGAAGCGTCGCTGGCGTTGCCCTGGGCGTTGAACTCCACTTCAATCTCCGTGTATTCCTTGCCACGGGTGCGCTTGACGTTCATGAATTGAACTTGAGACATTCCGAGGTTGATGGATTGGGGAGTCGAGGAAGAAAGGTCGTTGGGGTCAACGAAGTTCAACGTCAGGACTTGGGGCGAGCGAGTCAGGGCTTGGGCGCTCGTGCCGGTACTCCACACGTCGGCGTTGGAGTTCACGACGGCGGTGAACTTCCCCGTCACATCGAGAGGACCGGCAAAGTTGCGGAGCGGAGCCTGCTGGCCGTTGGTGAAGATGGGTTGAGTCTTGCGGTCGAGCGTCACCTCGATGTTGGTGATGTAGGTCAGGGTCGTCCCGCCGGTTCCACCGGGCCCGGTCGTTCCGCCAACCGTCACAGCGCAGTCCCAGCCGGGAACCATGTGCTCAGTGGAGATTGCCAGGGAGGTGAACGGAGCCGGTGCGGCCGTCGAAGAGGTGTACGGGTTGGTGATGAACTTAACATCGCCCTCAGCGGCGGTCTCGGCCCCAGCCGTAATCTTCATGCTGGACGCGACACTGCCGGTCATGAGGAAGTAGTTAGCGCCGTCGAAGTCGAGCAGTGAATACGACGCGGGCTGTGAACCCGTCGAGGGGTTGTTAATCAACTTGATTCCGTGCGTGTAGGGGGCCGCGGAACCCGTCACCGTGTCAGTTCCGATGACGCCCACCAGGAGGTGGGCGAACGTGTCGGGGAACAAGTAGAACTTGGCCTCGTATTCATCATTGCGCACGCCCTGGACTTCGTCGTAGAGCAACGATGCAGATCCGCGTAGTGCTTCATCGCGTAGGAACTTCTGCTGGGGCGTGACTTGGGGGGTCGTGACAGGGATGTAGACCGCGCCACTGACCGGAGGCAGTCCGTAAAGGGTTTCCTTCGCCAGTCCGAAGAATGAGTTAGCAACAAGAAATGCCACGGTTACTCCTTAGGCGGTTCGGGCTGGGTTACGTCGGGGGCTGTTACAGCGCTCCATAGTCCGTCAGGAGCCTGCGAAAGTTCGTAGGTCTGTCCGGGCACGGCAAGAAGGGCAGACCCGTCTACATCCGCGTAGACCGTCTCCGTGTGCCCTGTGTAGGTGAACTGCACTTTTTCCTCCGTCGTCCTGGTTCTAGGTTATCCCGTGCGCCTAAGTGGTCAAAACTTCACTGGCGAACACTCGGCACTCAATGTAGGT